TTCTACTTGTGGTTCAGTTGCGAATTTGTTTTGAGGCATTGGGGTAAAAAAGAAAAGTTCGTAGTGGCCGAGTACGATTGTTTCGGGTCAGCCGCTACATTAAACCCCATCTAACCTCACTGCATCCTTATAAATTTGTGCAGCTGATAGCATTACTTTCTTCCTTAAGTCTTTATTATGCTTCACTGCATTAGCAGCATTAACCCTTCTAGTATGTTTGTCGTAATGATCTGGCATTATGGTCTCCCTGGTACTGAATTACTTGGGGTTCTAGGAGGATTGAATGGGTTATACCTTTCATCCTCATTCACCTCACGCTCTTTACCACCTGGTTTAGGTGCAACACTAGGGTGTGAAGGTGGTGAAGGTCTTTTAGCTTTAGGTGGTGGAGCTTGTTTAGGTTTTCTTTCTCCTCTTTGACTTGGTGGACGATTTGGGTATGGCATAATTTAAAATTGTAAGTTGTCAGATCGTTCTAATTTTTCAATAACACTCTGTCTATATGCAGGATCATTATCATATCTTCTATCACTCATAGCAGTTACTAATTCTTGCTGACTTTTAAATACATCTTGAGTGTTTGATGGCGCTTTACCTGTATACATTTTACCTTCGTATCCGTTTAGTTCTTGGTACTTAGCTCTTAATCCAGATACAGCTATCTTAATAGCGTCAACACTACCAGTATTAATTATACTGTCGAATGCATCTATAGATTGTTGGTCTAAGTTATTACCAGCCCATTGTATTAAATCATTGTAAGCTGATTCACCACCAGCAAAGTTTTTTACTTCATTGATTTGCTGATTAGATATATCTCTCGCACTATCTTGTAAAGAATCAGGGTTATTAGCTTGTAGTTCCATGTAAGCTTCTACAAGATCTTTACTACTCATTTGAGAAAACTTATCTAAAGTCTCTGGTGTAAGCTTACCATCATTCTCCCAGTACTCATCAGACGCATCTGTTATTAACTGAGCTCCTTGAGATACTTCTGCAGCTTCCTCCTTTTCTTCAGATACTTCTTCGGTTTCTGGAACCTCAGCTTCGTCAACTGTTTCGCTATCTTTATCACCTTTCTCTCCGAGTTTTCTTTCGAGTTCTGCATACGCTTTTTCTAATTCTTGTGCGTCCTTATATTTACCTGCTAATAAACCTTCTTGTTGAGCTTCTAATTCTTCTCCAACCTTTAGAGACTCCTGCTCATCAGGTGTTAAACTATCTTCCGTGGTAACTGTATCAGTACCCGGATCATATGTCATTGTTTCTGCCATTAGACTTCTTCAATAGGTGGTGATTGTTCTTGTTGTGGATTCATTAAATTACCAGCCATTTCCATAGCATCAGGGTTCTTAGAGGGGTCCATTATAGGAGCGCCAGCTAATTGACCTGCTTGCTGTAGTAATTGTTGCTGTTGGGCTTGCTGTTGAGCCTGTTGTTGTTCTTGAGCTAGCTGTTCTTCAGTCTTAACTAAGTTCAATACATCAATACCTTGAGCAGCTGCTAATCTCTTGACAGCCTCTGTTGGATTAACGTATTTAAGTATAGCTTCTGGTCCAAGTGTCTGAGCAATAGTAGTTATGAACTGAGTTAATGCTTGAGCATCGTGACCTCTACCTAACTGATTAACACCAGCTACAATCTTAGGTCTTACATATTCTTTAGGTAACTTAGGTATTTGATTACTTCTCTGCAGTACTAACAACGTTCGGTTTAAATATGGTATTAAAAATTCCTGAGTTAGTAGAGAGAATAATCCACCAAGGGATTGCTCCAGTTCTAACTGAGTCATCCTTACTTCTTCAGCTGTTGTACGCTCTGAATCTCTTACATTTAATATTAAGAATGCCTCAGAGATTCTCTTCTCTAAACCTAACATTAACTGTGAGGCTGTCTGGAAGTCTCCTTGTTTACCTACCTGTACTACACCAACATCTTCAGGTCGTCCTTGTATGATGGCTCCGTTACCTGCCTGGCTTAGAGTCTGTGGTTTGGTAGTAGCACTAGGGGATACTAAGAAGATCACCTTAGAGGCGACGCTAGAGCCCTCTACGAGAGCTTGTGATAAGCTATTTAAACTTCTTAAGTCACCTATAAATTCTTCTACTCTACCTCTACCATAATCTTCACCGTCAACTGTATTAAATCGAAGTACTAACCAAGGACTAGCATTCTTCGGTGCTGTGCTACGGCTATCAGGCAAGATCATATCATCTGCTTCCTGATGCCAGGTCCAGCGACCACTACTAGAGTCCTGCGTAACGCATGTGTATACTTCTACGTCGTCTTCTTTTGAACCTGCATTTTCATTCGGATCTCCCGGTACTGGATTAGATTCAATTCCCAGTATCTTTCTATCAATTAATTCTTTTGTTATTATCTTTATAAGATTACCGTTACCATCTCTTTCAACTACAAATCTTTGTAATGGATAGTGTTTTAAACCATCCTTACCCATAAAGATTAAAGCATTACCTGATACAATTAAATGTTTGATTGCTTGATGTACAACCACTCTATCATTCTGTGCATCTATGTAATCTCTAACCATCCTTTCTATTTTAGAAAATGATAGGTCAAGTTCAGATCTCATCGTTGGATCTACATCCTCTCCTAATTTATCATCTCTAACTTGTAGTTTAAAGAAGCTTGTTTGCGGTGGTAGCATAGCTAACATTAATTTAGCTGCTAATGTTACAACTGCCTTAGCACCAACTGACTGCCAGGGTTGAGCAAGATGAACCTTGCCTGAACGCTGGCTTATGTCATGCTGTACTAGGTATGGTAAGGTAAGTTCTGAACACTCTACTGCTGTATCTAGAAACTGTGTTCTATTAGCAGCTAACTTTGTGTAAAGTTCTCTTGCCTTATACATTAACCAACTCCTGTGTTAGCTCCAACTCCTTCTTGTCCTGATGCTCCTCCTGTATTTACTTTAATCTTAAGAGCATTAGCTCCTGTTCCACTCTTTCCTGCCTGAGATGTCTGTTTAGCTGAGGTTCCAAATTCTACTCCAGCTTTCTCATCTGGATCTACCAATTCTTTTTTAGTAGGTAAGTCGTCTTGCTTCTGCTGGTTTTGAGGTGCCATTGGAGGCGGTCCCTTAGCTACTTCTATTGGGCCAGGTGTAGGTGCTCTAAAAAAACACATTATTCTTCTAGTATTTGTTTGACATAAGCGACTACGCTGGCTTGACCAGCGCGGTACATGATGGATGGTAGTTCCTCTTTAGGATGGATAGGACTTGAAGGGAACTTTAACTCCAAGTCCTCGATAAGCTTCTCTAACTTATCTGAATATATGTTAAGCGTATTGGGGTAGATTTGTGTTGTCATGTTCAAAAAATGCTGGCATTCTTGCTGCCTTGGTGTCAGAAAATTCTGGTGCCTTGCCCTCATACATTAAGCGGTCACTAGCATCGGTCCAAAATTTTTTGTCTAAATATTTATCGTAGGTATTTGTACCTAGAGGTTGAAGAATCCAGTTAATGGTGGCCTTCCTAAGTTTGTCCAAAGAAGGAGAAGGAGATAAGCCCAACTCAGCACATACAAGGCTATTACTTCCGACATGGATCTGCTCGTCCCTTGAGATGTCGGCAGATACAGTACGCATAGCAGCGCACCCATTAAACCTAAAGAAAGGGAGTAGAACGAAGAAGATGGCCCGTTCTGCGACCAGAGCTTTGGTAATTGTATGATCAGGATGTGCAATCCATGCATCTCTTAACTTCTTCGCCTCCAATTCTTCTTGTGCATCTTCTTTAATACCGTAAGCATCTACGATATATCCCAAGGCAAGATCATGTTTAATCTCGTCTTGTACGTTTGATTCAAGGAGCTGCCTAGCAAGTGATGGTACTTCTTTTTCAAGTCCTTCACGAATAAATTCTCCAACTGGCAACTCCATATGACGTATTGCGAGAGAACGTTTGATGGTTTCATATGCACCGTTCTTTACCTCTCCTCTTTTGGGTTTAACTGGTGTCCAAGTTCTTTTTCTTTCTAATAGTTTTTGATAGGGATGTTTTCTCATTACTCTTGACAGTCACAGGTTATTGGTTCGGGGTTTAAAATATCCTGCAAGTAATCATCGACTTCGGCTTTATCTAATGCTGCATACGCATCGCTCTTATCCTGTACGTCGCCCATTACCTGAAGGCTGTAATATAAGGAGGTTTGAGGCGATGCCAACCACTCTTCCACGAACGCATTGTCGTATTCTATAACATCACTCCAAGAGTTAAAGCTATAGCCATGAAGAAGTCCTGTTTTGTCGAACAACTTCTGAGGCGATCTCGACTTCGCCATATTCATATCTTTGTACTCCAAAAGTGCCGCTGTCACGATCGACAGAGCGCGCTATAGGTGGTGCTATTTCCGGCGTGGCAGTGAAGCCATCCAGATCTTTACTTCTATATGAGCAAGAAGCTGTAGGAGCTATAGCAAAAGCTCTCTCCATATAATTATTCTTAGCTATATATGCTGCACCTTCTATTGCATCTCGTAAGGCAAAGGCTATATCAATAGCACTATCTGTTAAACCATTCTTAGGTTCTTGCTGATTGATAGCTTCTAATGCTTTACCAAATTCAGCATAAGTTATTCCGTTCCTTCGTAAGAAATTGGCCAATCCAAGCACTCCGAGCCCGACTTGCCTATCGCTCTCCGAGGGTAAGTACTCTCCAGTCCCTCCAACACCTGTTCGGCCATGGAGATCGCACAACTCGGACATACCTTGAGCGAAAGCCTTTTGTAAGTCCCGTGGTTCACAAGCTGAGAGATTGACATGCTGGAGCAAGCATGTTCCTCGTGAGGGCAGGTAAACCTCAAGACACACGTTTCCGAATATCCTTTGTCCTGCTTGGTTGTATTTGATTTTGTTGAGCCAGATGTCTCCTGATTTAATTCCATAAATTAATGCTTCCTTGGTGGTATTATCCATTTTATTCCACATACCTGCGTCAAGATCAACACATCTTTTAACCCAAGGTAATTCGGATCTAGGTGTAGTAATAAAATCTACTATATCTTTATGGTCTGCGTCCAAATGTATAACTACAGCCCCATTCTTATAGACACCCCCACGACGTAGTGTTTCATTTAGTGAGGAGTATATTTTAGCAAAGGATACTGGACCACTAGCGGTCAATCCTTTACCATTCTCATGTCCTTTAGGACGTAACTTAGATAAGTGTACAGCACACCCTGCCCCATTTCTGAGGGCGTGTGATGTAAATTTCCAGCTAGCTTCAATGCCCTCTGGACCTTCCATGGAGTCTTCAACAACGAATACCGTGCAGCTCACAGGTAAGCGTGATTCAGGATTATCCAGCCATGACTGGACCCGCCCTGTGCGAGATATTAGTTCAGCGGTCATTAGAATAAGTCTTCTAGATTAGGTGGTTTATAGTTTGGTCCTTTTAGAACCTTTCCGTCTTCTCGGTAGATAGGTTTACCGTCCTCACCGAGTTTGGACATATTTGATTGATGAACACGGTCTAAGGCTTCATCTAGAAACCATCCCATGTTTTCAGCATACTGATAGCATACATATACTAAATCAGCTAGTTCTTTTAGACACTCTTCTTTAGCATTTCTACCGTGTCTAAATAGCATCCCTTCAGATTCTAAGAATTCCTTAAACTCTTCTACAATTAAATCCTTTTGGTAAGCTCTAGTAGGTCTAGTAGCATCACTTTTTAGGTTGTACTTCTTTCGGAATTCTTTCGCCTGAGTGGATAAAAATGATTTCTTCATTAGGCCAATGGTCAATTAAATTTTTTAGGGAATTTCCCATGACAAAGTTTTGTCTTTGTAAAGCTAAGAAAAGATTTATAATACTTTCTTGTTCATGTTCATATACATGATTTAATCTATCTTCCAGTAACCGCATCTTTAAATCTTGCTCCACTGTCAACTTTGTAATTGGGGGAGGGGGTCCAAAGTATGGGTTTTTGTTTGTGATCGTCATAATCGTCATCAGTTAGTATTCGTGCAAGTCGAGCATTTGTAATAGCTGTTAAAGCTGTTAAATCTTTATCAGCAAAAGCTTTGAGTACAGTATTCCAAGAATAACCTTCCTTCTCAAAAAGGGTAACAGCTCTTTTAACGCCAATACCTGGTACTCCTGGGTATCCGTCAGTTTGATCACCTGCCAAAGTTTGGATTAAATGCCATTTTGCACCTTCCTCCTTGGTGATTGTGAATTCTTCTTCAAGATTATATAATCTCCCTGGTATTTGTTTCATATCCTTATCAGGGGATACAATAATATTACCTGGGAATTTTGTAGCATAAATACCAAGAGCATCATCCGCCTCTAATTGAGGCATTGTTATAACTTCATACTCAGTCTTGAGTTTGCTTATAACACGTTTATAGCCACATGGTTTCTTTCGATTACGATGTCCTTTATATGCTGGTAATATTTTTTTCCGAAAATTTGTAGTATCAGAAAAGAATAAAACTAAATCAGAGAATGACCCAAATTTGTCTCTAATCTTGGTAAGTTCTCCAATAGTGGCTTTGTATGCATCACTAAAGTTAGAAGTGACAAGGATAACATCATCGCCAAAGTCAATTTCAGTCTCTGCCGCAGCACAGGACTTATATACGATGTAGTCTGCATCTATTAATAATTTCATAGGTGGTTAATGTGTTTCTGCCCAATTCATACCACTGACTGATTCAGCAGCTATTGGACAACGTAATTTGTAGAACTCTCCAGCTTGCATAGCAGTGAGTTCAAGTAAGAATTTTAGATCTTCTAGATCTTTTTTCTCGACTTCAAATTGTAATTCATCATGAATGAATGCCAGTTGTCGAGCAGTTTTTGGTAAATTTTCATAAGCTAAGACCATCCATCTCTTCGCCAAGATCGCTGCCGACCCCTGTAAGAGGTAGTTAAGGGACTTATGTTTAGAGTCAACGAGGATTCGTCTTCGGTCAATCCCCAAGACATAACCCTTCTCACTAGCTTTGTGTACTGCTTCCAAGAGTTCTTTAAGACCTGGAATGGCTGCAATATACGCTGCTCTAATCTCTTTACCCTTCTTTGCCGCCTTGTCAGCGGGAAGCTGTTTGTCATAAGCATGTCCTATACGATTTTGTCTGCATTGGTTTGATGGATGTCTCCGGTAAGGAGGATTTTGGAATAGCGTCCTTGATCATATCTGGCGAGATAATGGGCAAGCATCCTGAGCTCAATACCGCTAAGATCGGCACCGACCAATACTTTATTTGGAGATGCCGTAAATAATTGTCTAAATCTTTCATCTGAAGGTACTTGACTTAAATTTGGTTTTCGGTGGGCACATCTAAATGTAGATGTAGCAACTGAACAATGGTGGTGAATCCTAGACTTCGTAACAAGCTTCTGCCATGCGTTCACGCCTTCTGATATCATC